TGTATTAGGGATTAATAAAAGTACAATATCCACCATACTAGATAGAGACATAAATACACTATCAATCAAACAGTTATGTAGTTTAAGAGAATATACAAAAAGCACATTTAATGAACTATTAGGCGAACAAGTGTTTACCCCTGATAATATTGATAATCAGACAGATAATACAAAGCATACTAGTTTAAGTGATAATTTAGTTATCATAGAGGAAAACGAAATACATTTACATCCTAAATTCGCTGAAGCTATTAGGAAAGCGATACAGGACAATAAAGAATAATATACACGTACATTATATAGGCAAAAGAACTAATGCAAATAAGACAATAGTTACTTTTAGTAAGCAACTTACTAAAGCGAATCATCACATGACAAAATAACATGACATAATGTCATATTTTATACAAACATGACATTATACACCTTACTAGTGTACTAGTCAACTAATACACCTTTATCAAAAAGTTCACTTTCTATATTAGTGAACTTATTTACATAACATACTGATAATCAGATATTATATTCATAAATAAATCATTAATTAATGATCAAACAGGACGAAAAAGGCAAAAAAGAAGAGGGAGGGTTACCTTTGCGTTGCGGATACCATACATGTTGCCGGTCCCTATTTTCAAGTCCCGTTTTTACCCTTCCAAACACCTCCCCTAACCTAGGTTGTCCTTCCAGAAATCAAAAACAGTTTTTATACACTGGAAGCACACCTTTGCCTATATGTAAATTCTCTCATTTTCCCATCCAGTATTTCCACCCTTAACCAACTGCCTCTTAACCATCTGCCATCCATCCCAACAATCTTCTTTCCTATATATAAAAATGCATATATCTGTTTCCAAAAATTTTCCGGGAACCAAATCCTCAAGCCCCGTTTTCCCTAAATTCTCTATCCCAGTGCCAATTTGCTCCTTATTCTAGCCATTTAATACAAAAAAGGCGAACACCAGATTTAACGATGTTCGCCCTATTTTAAAGCTATGTTTGGTTTATTACTTGCCGTCTATTACCACTTTATCTCCATCAGTCATTGGGGTATCGTCTAACACAACATCTACTCCTTTAGTACCCGTATCACCATTACTCTTCTTGATCTTAATTGTAACAATGGTTTTCTTATTGCGTTTAAAAGTCATATACTCATTTACTATTATCTCTTGTGTATTATCTACGTGTATATGGGTAACTTCTAAAGTGTATGCACGAGATAGGTCTCCGTTATCGTCCAAGTAAAAAGAATCAAAAGTATATATTTCTTCAACGGATTGATCGCCACGAGTCTTAATAGATAAATAAGGAGAATCGTCAGATGTATATTTCATTACACGTATTTTAAGCTCCCCTTCCGTAAGCCCATCAGCAATACATTTCAACCCAAAGACAACTCTTTTCATATTTATTGATAAAGAAGAAGCAGATAATGGATCAATTTTATCTATGGTTCCATAGTAACGATCTGTATTGGGAATAACATAATATAACTCCATACCAACCTCAGTGAGTCCCCTTTTAAAATCATTCTCATAAGAGTCTTTTGTATCATATATAAATTCATTATAGTTATTTAAGTTCATTTTAAAAGGTGTGCCTTGGCCGGCATGATTAATTCCCCAAATCTTACTCTTCCCATCCCTCACCATAGTACAAACAAACTCATACTCAGCACCACTAATCAACTTAACCTTCACGTCACTTATATCATCAAACAAACCATAGGCATAAGGAGAATAAGATGTCTCTCCAGCCTTCTTACTATTTATCTGAAACCCATACAAATCATTGTTCTCTCCAGCTTTCGTCAATGGCCCTTCCTCTATCTCCAATATCTCCCCCGCCATCTTTATAGGCACGAGATATTCTTTCGCTTCTTGAACTGGAGACTCCTTGTCCAACTCTTCCATCATACATCCAGATAAACATAATACCAACAAGGGCAAAAACAACAATCGCTTCATGTTAACAATTTTTTCGTGCGAAATTATGAATTAAAACCATCATGACAAATTTTTTCGAAAGTATATTTGATAATCATCAATATTTTTGAAGAAAAAATCAAAATATAGCCCATTTCCTTGCTTTCTAAGACACTTTCATTAACTTTGCGGTAAACTAATCGCTCGATGGGAAATATTGCCTTACAGAGGAACTATTACCACAAGATATCAAGAGGAGATCAAGGTCACTTCTTCGGTCTATACGCTGGTAATTATTACCTGTCAATGGATGAGGCGATAGAGATTCTTTACCAAGTAGCTCCGATATTCGCCAGAAGACAAACCAACATAGTTACCATTCCCATTAAATCAGAGAAGCAAGGCATCAGCGAGAAGTTCTTGGCTGGAAGTGACGGGAAACTGGTGAGAAGAGAAGAGGGGCGAGGAGAGAAGAATAATCCATAAATTTAAAACGAACCAAATGTATTCATACCAAGAAAATGCAATAAGCAGACTTTCTCCAAACAATACAAATCATCCCAAATACCAAATGGATAATAGGGAGTCTGCCACACGACAGTATAATTTAATTTCCGGGATCAATGGAGATTGTATTCAAGGCGATTTTATTTACAATAGACTCATCACAACAGAAGAATCATCAAGTACAGGATATACTACTTATGCTCAGGTTTCCTTTATAAATGAAGATGATGGCAATGAAGTTGTAATAGGCACAGGCATAAGTGAAGATGGAGTCCATGCAGAAACGGAGGCAATAGCTGGCATTCAATCATTTATAGATCATTCCATTGACGATGAAGGTACTGATGCCAGCGGAACTTTATCGTTAATTATGAGAGTATCTAAAAGCCCATGTCCTGCTTGTGGTCAAGCTCTTATTGACTTTATAAGTAATGGACATAGAGGCATATCTTTTAAATTAAATATCATTGCAGATCACTTATATCATGGAAGTACGCTAGATGAAGCTAGGCAAACTATAAGTGATATGGAAGCAGTAGGTATTATTGTTTCCGTAACGAATTAATATCAAACAACCACAAACCCTTTTTGATCAAATCAGCCTATTCTTATATAAAACCTTCAAATCCGAAGGTCTGGACGCTTTGTACCCTATCCCATTGCTCCATGTCTATCATGTGGGTCAATCCTAACCGGTTGGTCGATAGTTATACCTTGGTGACGATACAATAGCGGAAATATCCTCAATCGGCATTTATTAATGCTTTCCGGGATGAGTTAGAGGATCTTGTTCCTTATCCCAGCTTTGATACAGCTATTGGCAGACAGAAACTTGATGTAGATTCGAGTCAGAAAAATTAGTATCCGGGAATAAATAACCGTTCTACTTCTCCTGCGTTGAGGGATGCTGGAGAATATAAAACAAACCTTACGGGAGTTTTTAAGACAAGGCTGCAATGTCGTGCCTCTCTTCTCCCAGATTGACAAAAATCTAACAAAAAGATCGAGTATTTACGAACGCTCGTTTATCGGTGGTATAATCTAGGGCTATGTCTTACGCCTGACAACCCGAACTCCGATAACATCAACCGAGAGCCGGTAAACGAGTGACCGAAGACAAATAAAAATCCTATGATTCGCATCCGTAACTGGACGTATCCTAGTAATTGGAAACAGGTCAACCAAGGCTCTGACGTTTGCAATCTCGCTGTTCCTATTCTGGTTTATCCATGGAGGAAAGGAGACCAAGCGCCGCCGATCTGTTTAAAACGAGTAGCATACAAGAGTTCCCTACTACTTGGCCAACAGAACGGTTATCCTTTTATGAACGAAGTTGCTTACATAGGTGGAGGGGCGGAAGTGTCGTAGAATGCTCGGATATGGTGATTGATATCTAGATTAGTCAACCAAGTCCTCTTATCGCCGTAGTTTTAGGTAAGAAGCTTGTATCAACCCATATCGAACCAATCTTGTAATATCCTGTAAATAGGTATTACCTTATATAGTAACAGTAGTATATACTGTATATGTCATATAAGGTAGTAGTTATAGTTAAGCTTCAACTACGTTGCTGAGGGATGTTATCGGAGGGGTAAAGGCGAAGCCATATTCTTAACAAAAACAAATTATGCCCAAGAACATAAAAAAACCAAGATAACTCCCAATGTATTTTGATTTTAATGCAATGTAGAGATTGCAATATCAAATTATTTATTTAAATTTGCACGTCCAAACTTAGAGAAAATGAGTCTAGTAGAGTATAATGTCGAGATAGAGACTATTGCAAACAGCAAAAGAAATGAATTAATGTGGAATGCTGACAGATCACATAATGCTATAATAATGAAAGAGATTTTTAGGCACTCCAATGAAATCGATATGCTTTGCGGTGAAGGTTCTCTCTTCAGAACTAGTTTTGCTGAAAAAGTAGATAAAGAAGTTACAGAAGGGGATTATAACCCTATGCAGCCACTATACGACCAAATTACTCATTTTTTAAATAGAGGAGGAAAACTTTCCATTATTTTAGAAAAAAAAGAACATAGCTTTATAGAAGACTTAGCAACAAATATTAGTCCTTTAATAAAGGATAAAATAGCTGAAGGGCAGGTTCTAGTTTATAAACTAGACAGCGAACTAAAACCTGAATTTCATTTTTCAATCGGTGATGACAATAAATATAGAAGAGAATTAGGAGCAGAAGAACATTCTGCTTTCGCAAATTTTAATGACACTAAAAACACTGAAGCATTAAAGAAACAGTTTCAAAGCCTTTTACTTTCATCACACAAAATCATTAATTGAGACATGCTTCTAGTACTATTATGCACTTTTCTTAGTGGAAATAGTGCAACTTTTTTAGGTTCAATAATGACTTTAGCTGTTTTATGTTTTTTTGGATCTGACAACATCGAGAAAAACAGCAATAATTTTATACAAAATTTATTGTTAATTATTTGCAAACGGACTAAAGCGTTTTTAAGCAGAGAAGGGGATAATTTTGTAGATGTTTTAAAAAAGCGTAATTATAAAGTTCTCTATAGTGCTATTGCTAAATCAAAAGAAGAAAATAATCCACGTAAACAAGAAATGCTTAGCTTGGTAAACGAGCTACAGTTCTTAACTGTTGAATATCAAACAAGTTATTTTACTTTAAGGGATAATGTTGATAATTTATACAAAAATATAACCCAAGCACCTGAATTTTTGTCTTCTTTCTTTTATTCATTTTTATTTTGTATATTTATTTTTATATTTGATTGTTTTTGGGGGGCTATAAAATGGTGCATTGATACAGTAAGTTTAGTTTCTATTACATCTTTTATATATTGGTTATATATATGGAGTTATTATTGGATTTCTATAAAGGAAAGAAATCCTTCCAATGGCGATATATTATATGAATTTAAACTTACGACTTGTATTAAAATACTCTTTTCTTTAATATTATCTACTTTTGTTATTGGATTATTACCTTTTTTAGGATCATGGTCTATGACAATTGTTTATGTATTAGCCATTATTGTCTTGGCTATAGGAGCTATTTTTAAATTTAAAAAGAAAGGAGCTAGTATATTTACTCATTACTTCAATTTGATTCATTTTACACTGATTTTATTATCAATATCGATACTTTCCATCTTATATAATGTATTATTAGACAAAGAACTTATTTTCAATGAAACTTTTGCTCTAATATCGTCTATATCTTTTGCTATCTTTAGCGGACTATTTTTCCCTTTATTTGTTCCATTACTTCGTTTTAGAAGAGAAATCACAAAATCAATAAAGAAATTTAAAGAATCAACCGAAAAATTTAAAATAGAAGACACAAAAAAAAGTAAAGAATTAGAAGAACATTTTAGTTTTTTACTTAAGTTAAGATCTCTTGACCCATCAGAGCATATCAAGCCTGAAAAAGATTGATTCTGCTAGAACATTTCTTTTTATACATTCAAGAACTAATATAAAAGCCTCATTTGCAATAGTTAGACTTTACTTCACATAAATCCACAAGAAAGCCCCATCCGCTAGCAAGTAGATGGGGCTTATTTTTTTACGAGAACTCACTATAGTATTTGTCTATCGTCTTCTTCAGGAACGTAACACCTTTACTTGTCACGATAGTAGACTTACAAGTCTTAGGGTTCCCGAACTTATCTTTTGGTTTCGTGATCTTAACGGTAAAATAGCCGGATCTTATATATTTCTCGTAAGGAAGATTGTCCTGCATCAATACCCCGTAGAATCTGAGAATATCCATCATCGTGTTTCTTCCCTTGTTATATTTGGCCATTACGATCTTTGCCGCTCCATTCATGTCGTAAGTGGTCTCATCATCCTCATATACGCAATCATCATAGAAATCGACCTTGTGATGGTTAGACTTGATATACTTGTCACGCTCCTTCACCTTCAGCTCATTTTCCTTTGCTATCTCCAGCGCCTTCATTTTCTCTTCCTCAGCATCGGCCAAGGCTCTTAACGCCGAAGGATAATCTTTCGGAAGAACAAGCTCTTGTTTCTTCAACTTCTCCTTTAGTAACTCTTCACATTTAATAAAATACGCTCTTACTTGTTGTCCTTGTGCGTTTCTTTGAAGCATCGCTATTTGCTTGGCGCAATCAATTGTCAGAGCATAATCCATCTTATTGGTACCACCAATACCGTTTTGGCACTGTACGAAAATGTTCACCGCCTCATAATCAACATGTTCCACAAAACCATACTCAAACATGCGTCCGATCCATCTAGTGAATCGTTCCTTGCCATCTATAAATTCATACAACTCTCTCGCAGACACCAACTGCTTATCATTTTCCTCTCTAACTTTAATGATCCGAGAGAAATCGGGATCTTCCATTTTGTCAATCATCGTTCCCATAACAATGTTCTCATCTTACTTTCTCTATAACATTTGTCTGATACATTTCTCTCTTTGTGTTCTTTTTATTTGGAACCAACTTAATAGTTAGCTCAGTTCCATAAAACATACATTGTGGAGGATCTGTCAAATAGCATTCAATACGCTCAACTCTAATTATTCCCATATGATCCTTCAAGATATCTCCTACACTGTAAGGGCAATTGGATCTGGCATAATCTTTCATTAACTCAGTTCTCTTTTGATCATAGAATTCCTCCAGATCCTTTAAAACTTGATAGTACTCTTCTTTAGTCATTTCTATATTTTATATTCATTGATTTTAAAGCATCTTCTATCTCCTCGCTAGGGATATGTCTTCCATTAGTGGCTATGTCAACAGTTTTACCGCTAACATATGAATCCAAGAAGGCGATAGCCTTTACTTTTCTTTCTTCGGTCTCATATATATGATGGCAAAAGGTTAATCTAAAGCTGCTTGCGTATAGAGGCTTTACCGGTAAATCATATTTATCTCTTACCCTTTTCAGTAACTCATCAATAAACGAGTTATGACAATGTCTTCCTGTTTTCGTCTCAAATACATATCGATCCTTTTCCGGAGAGCCAAGTTCTTCATGTAAATATGACAATCGGGAACGCACATCCTGTCCTTTCCACGATAACGCAAATGTCCTCTTGCACGGATTGGTTTTGATCCATATGAATTCATCCTTGTCCAAAACATCACTCCATTTGAGGGAAAGTAGATCTGACAGTTTTAATCCCGTGTAGAAAGCCAGCACGAAAAATAACTCCTCAATGCACATACGATCCATCCTTAACCTATCCAGCGTAATTCTATATTCATCGTACGTTAGGTAGTTTCCCTTGTTCTTTTTTAAATCAATCATCGTCTCTATATTTAATGTTTTTGTAAAAGTCGTTGATCTCGTCATTTCTAATGCCGATATATACATAAGTGATACCTACATTGGAATGATTAAATACCTTTTGCAGCTGGATAAGGGCCTCCTCTGTTTTTCCTCTCGTCTCATAGTAATTACGCCCAAATGTTTTCCTAAACGTATGGGTAGAGAAATTCTCAATGGATAAGTCATATCTCTCCTTGATATCTTTCAGCCTACGGTTGATATGTTGGATACTCATAGG